CATCAAAAACAAACAGAATCCGAGCTAGAATTTGTTAAACAAATGTACGGATTAGCTGCACAACAAGCTGCCGCTGTTTAACATAGAGTGACAAATGCCAAAGAAAAAGATTGCATTTGTGCTAGGAAATGGCACAAGTAGGAAGATAATTAATCCTGTTGACTTGAGACCGTATGGTAAAATATACGGTTGTAATGCTTTGTTTAGAACGTTTGCACCTGATTATCTTGTAGCTGTAGACACAAAAATGGTAATAGAAATACAACAAGCAGGTTATCATCATAATAATGAAGTATGGAGCAATCCAAACAAATTAACAAAACAAGATCCAAATATCAACAAATTCAATCCTAACAAAGGTTGGAGTAGTGGTCCAACTGCTTTGTTTATGGCTAGTACTCACGACAATCCAGTTATATACATTTTAGGATTTGATTATACAGGTTTAGGAAAAGAACACGAACTTGTTAATAATTTGTATGCAGGTACAAAAAATTACAAAAATGTCAACGATAGAGCAACATATTACGGAAATTGGCAAAGACAAACTTTTAACTGTATAAATCAGTTTAATCGAACTAAATACGTGCGAGTAACTGAAAATGAGGATAGCTATATACCAGATAACTTTATAAATTGTAAAAATTTAAAACATATTACAATTAACGAATTTATGGAAAATTTTAAGATTTCTCCATATAATTCGTAAAATACGCTGTTTTGACCCCATTTTAAGCGTATATTTTCTAAAAAGTGTAAATATAATAGACAGCCTTGTAAAGATATATAAAGGAGATAACAATGACTGATCGCAACAAGTTTGAAGAAATGCTTGAGCGCCTCGTCAATGAAGACAGAGAAGGTGCGGAAGAGCTTTTCCACGAAATCGTGGTAGAAAAATCACGTGAAATTTATGAAAATTTACTAGAAGATGAAGAAGTTGAAGAAACAACAGACGAAGAAGTAGATGAAGCTACTGATGAAGAAGTTGACGAAGCAACTGAAGATGATCTAGACGAATCTACTGATGAAGAAGTAGATGAAGCAACTGATGAAGAAGTTGAAGAAGCAACAGATGAAGAAGTAGATGAAGCAACTGACGAAAAAGTTGAAGAATTTATGGAGCCAACTGTAGAAGCTGATCCAGTAGACGATATGATGGGTGATATTGAAGATCCAGATATGGGAATGGACGAGCCAGCCGACGCCGATATGGGTATGGACGGCGAAGGTGACGAAGACCTTGAAGATCGTGTAATGGATTTAGAAGATGAGCTAGAAGCACTAAAAGCTGAATTCGAAGATATGATGGCTGATGATGATGGTGAAGAAGCAGGCGACGAGATGCCAATGGGTGACGAAGAGCCAGGCGACGAAGATCCAGAAGAAGAAGCAATTGCATTTGAAGCAAACGATGAAGAAGTTGAAGAAGCTACAGACGAAGTAGAAGAATCAACTGCGCCAAAATCAAACACAGAATTGATGAGAGAGTACGTTGACAAAATGTCAGACGAACCAAAAAAAGGCGATAATGGTGCAAATGCAAAATCAGTAGTAGCAGGCGCAAACGATATGGGCGGCACAACAGCTAACATCGCAAAAGGCGGTTCAGCTGATATGGGCGGCACAGGTGCAAGTGCAGCTAAAGAAGATTCCGCTGGTAACGTAAATGTTCCTGGTGGCAAAGCGGCTAAATCATTAAAGTCGCAACCTGGTCACGGCGCTGAAAAGAAGTCAAAGCCAGAGAACGCTGACAATAAAAAATCAACTATTGGAAGCTAATAGAGGACTGATTGATGAAAGTACTAAACGAACATTTGAGTTTTGACCAAGCTAAGATTGTTGTTGAGTCTGCTAACGAAGGCAAAGACCTTTATATGAAAGGTATTTGTATCCAAGGCGGAGTCAAAAACGCCAATCAGCGTGTTTATCCCGTGAATGAGATTAGCAGGGCTGTCACCACACTCAACGAACAAATTAGTGGCGGCTACTCAGTGTTAGGAGAAGTAGATCATCCTGAAGGACTTAATATTAACCTTGACCGTGTATGCCATATGGTTGAAAGTATGTGGATGGACGGACCAAATGGTTACGGCAAATTAAAAATTTTACCAACCCCGATGGGAGGTCTAGTAAAAACAATGCTTGAAAGCGGAGTTAAACTAGGCGTCTCATCAAGAGGGTCGGGTGAAGTTGATGGCGGAGGTCAAGTTGCCGGATTTGAAATAATTACCGTGGACGTTGTGGCACAGCCAAGCGCCCCTGGTGCGTATCCTACACCAATTTACGAACATTTGATGAATGAAAAAGGTGGATACAAGGCATTTTTAACTTCGAGAGAAGTCCAAGGCGATAAACAGGCACAAAAATATTTAAAAGAGAGCTTATTAAACATAATAAGCAGGCTCCAATAACGAGGAGAAACTAATGTTAGAAGCACTAAAAAATCTCTTCGAAAATGATGCACTATCGGAAGAAGTACGTTCAGAGTTAGAAGAAGCGTGGAACGCAAAAATTAAGGAAAATCGCCTTGAAGTCACTGCGGAACTACGCGAAGAATTTGCTAAAAAATACGAACACGACAAAACAACAATGGTTGAAGCCATTGACGCTTTAGTCAGCGAAAAATTAGCAGAAGAAATCGCAGAATTCCAAGATGATCGTAAGCAACTTGCAGAAGCAAAAGCTAAATTTGCAGTTGCACAGCGTAAAAATGCCAATCTAATGAAAACTTTTGTTTCAGAGCAATTAGCAGAAGAAATAAAAGAGCTACACGCAGATCAAAAAGCAACTGCTGATAAGTTTGTTGCCTTAGAAGAGTTTGTAGTTGAATCACTTGCAAAAGAGCTTGCAGAATTTTACGAAGATAAAAAAGACTTAGCTGAAACAAAAGTACGTCTTGTACGTGAAGCTAAGAGTCATCTTAATGATGTTAAAACACAATTCATTAAGAAAAGTGCCGCGTTGGTATCAGAAACAGTGTCAAAAGGACTTACAAAAGAAATTTCAGCACTCAAAGAAGATATCGATCAAGCACGACAAAATGATTTTGGTCGCAAGTTATTCGAAGCATTTGCAAACGAATACAGTCATTCTTATCTAAATGAGAAGAGTGAAACTTCAAAACTTCTATCAGTTGTAGACACAAAAGAGAAACAACTTGTAGAAGCTAGAACAGCAGCGGCTAAAGCTATAAAACTTGCGGAAGCAAAGGCAAACGAGGTTAAATCAATTAACGAGTCAATTGCTCGCAAAGATAAAATTGATGGTCTAGTTGCTCCATTGAGCCACGACCAGAAAGATATTATGATGGACTTACTGGAATCAGTTCAAACAGATCGCTTACAAGCACAGTTTGACAAATATCTACCGGCAGTTATCGACGGCAAGAGTCCAGCGAAAAAGGCAGTTTTAAAAGAAGGCAAAGAAGTAACAGGCAATAGAACAGAAAACACTGATATGACAGCTAAAGCAGATAGCAACGTAGTTGATATTAAGCGTTTAGCTGGTTTGAATTAAGGAGATAACTATGTCAGAACTATTAGAAAGTCGCTGGCAGGAGACCAAAACAGCACTTCTTGAAGGCCTAAACGGCACAAAGAAAAGCGTAATGGCGTCAACGCTAGAAAATACTCGCAAGTATTTGGCTGAGACCGCTACAGCAGGTGCTACCTCTGCCGGTAATATCGCAACACTTAATCGTGTTATTCTTCCAGTAATTAGACGTGTAATGCCAACTGTGATCGCAAACGAGATCGTTGGTGTACAGCCTATGACTGGTCCAGTGGGTCAAATCCACACATTGAGAGTACGCTACTCCGATACAGTAGGCTCAGGCGCAAGCGGAGCAGTAGCTGGCGAAGAAGCACTTTCACCATTCAAGATCGCTGAAGCATATTCAGGTGCTACAGGCGGAACAGCCGAAGCTACAGCAGCTCTCGAAGGTTCAGCTGGTAATAAACTAAGCATCCAGATCTTGAAGCAAACTGTTGAAGCTAAATCAAGAAAGCTCTCAGCACGTTGGACATTTGAAGCAGCTCAGGATGCTCAAAGCCAGCACGGTATCGATGTAGAAGCAGAAATTATGGCTGCATTAGCACAAGAAATTACTGCAGAAATCGATCAAGAGATCTTAGGTTCTCTAAAAACACTAGCAGGTACAGGTACAGACACATACAACCAAGCGGCTGTAAGTGGTACTGCTACTTTTGTTGGTGACGAACACGCAGCATTAGCAGTTCTTGTAAACAGAGCAGCTAACAGAATTGCACAAAGAACAAGAAGAGGCGCAGGTAACTGGGCTGTTGTTTCTCCAGCAATTTTAACTGTACTACAGTCAGCAACAACTTCTGCATTTGCACGTACAACTGAAGGCACATTTGAAGCACCAACAAACACCAAAATGGTTGGTACACTAAATGGCGCAATGAAAATTTACGTAAACACATATGCAGCAGATGACGATGTACTTGTTGGTTACAAAGGTACTAGCGAATCAGACGCAGCAGCGTTCTATTGCCCATACATTCCATTAATGTCAAGTGGCGTTGTGCTTGACCCAACATCATTCGAGCCAGTCGTATCATTTATGACTCGTTACGGATATGTTGAGTTGTCAAACACTGCATCATCACTTGGTAATGCAGCGGACTACTTAGAAGCTGTAGAAGTGAATGCAGGCAACCTAAGCTTCAGCTAATAGCAATATTAGTAAGAATTCAAAATAGGCCCTACGGGGCCTATTTTTATGAGTAAATAAATCACAATGGAAGAAGTATACATAGGTTTAAAATCATATTTAAAAATACCTGCAAAAACAGGAAATGTATATTTTAATAACCACAAACAAACAAAAAAATATTTTACACAGACACAGCTAATATTGTCACCTGATATAAATTTGCGAAGTATGATTGTAATACGTGAACCAATTAAAAGATGGTTTAGTGCTTATATTTTTTGTATGCGACATAGATATGCAGGACTAAGTTATGTAAGAATAGATCCAGACTTTATACATAAATTTATTGATATGCAATACGAAGCTTGGCGTGACAACATACGTAAATGGTATAGAAATGATCATTTTGTTCCTATTTGGAATAAAAAAATAAAAGAAAACCATTGGGATATTATTACTGACACAGAAAATTTAACTGAAACTTTGCAAAAATCCTTTCCAATTATTACTTGGAATCCACATACAATTAACGATAACAAAGCGATCATTAAATATAATGTTGAAGATTACAAAGAACTAATATGCGATTCAGCATACAATCAGTTGCAAGAAATATATGCAGAAGATATAGAATATTACGATAAGTATTGTAAAGCAAAAAAACATAATCCGCAAGGATTTATATGTAGCAAGGATTTAGAATAATGAAACACAAAGGTCAAGTATATAAGTTTGTTGGTGTCAAAGGTGTTATACGTCCTGATAAGTTTGGACAAGTTAGAGTAGATGTATTGTTTGATAGACATAAAGAAAATCTTGTCATAGGAGATAAAATTGAATATGAACAAGTTGAAAAAAATCGTAGAAAATATGCAGAAAATATTAAAAAAATAGGTTGACCATTGTAGTTTTATTTGCTATAGTGTTTATATTGTTAATAAACGACGGTTTGTTATCAGCTTAGTGCAAGGAAACGTGTCTGACCAAGAGGCATAACTTGATTGCTTAGGCGTGGTAGCCAGGTTCAAAGTTTAGCGACTAAGAATCACATCGCCCTCCCGGGCGGAAGTAAGTGCTAGGGGATTTGGAGAATGGTATCTCGGTCGACCTAGTTGGAGGTGAAACCCAAGTCCTCCCTAAGCATTATTATAGAAAGGTCTATCATTTATTTGGTAGACCTTTTTTTACGACATTATAACCCATTTTTTCTAAAAGGATAAATACTTATGTCAGATAGTACTGCTTATGCAGACTTATGCTGTACCCACAGCGTAGCGGCTAGAACCCGCATCGGACTTCTATAAAGGAGAAAACAAATGGGAAGACCAATTAATAAAAGATTTTTCGGTGCAACCGGAGATAACACTCAACCAACAATACCAGTTAGATACCACAATGGTTCATCAAGTGTAGAAGGATACATTGTAGACCAAAGAGGTACTAACAAATTTACTGTTACAACAAACGGAAGTGATACTTTTATTTGCAGACTTGTAAATGAAGTAGCGCCAAACGCAGCAGGCGAAATGTCACTAGTAGGACTTACAGGAAGCCCTGTAATTCTTAAAAAACTTTTCAACAGAACTGCCGTAGATTGGGACAATAATCGTTACACTTGGACAGTTGAAGATGACTCAACAGAATCATTGATCAGACTAACAGCTATCTAAGGAGAGCTAAATGTCTCAGCGTATCGTACAGACAGGTGTAGATAATTACGTCATAAAAGTAGAAGATGGTGGTAACATCCAATTTGATGTTGGGGCGACTGGTAATGTTACAGTTACTGGTGACTTAGCAGTACAAGGTGAAACTACTTCTATTGGTTCTAGTGAACTTGTTATTGAAGATAATACAATTACTCTCAATAGCGGCGAAACTGGTAATGGTGTTACATTAGGCACCTCTGGTATTATTATTGATAGAGGTGTACCGCAAGATGCGCAATTTTTCTTTAACGAAAGTTTAAACAGTATAACCGGAGGTATCAGTAAACAAGGTAGTTGGATATTACAGGATGCGGCAGGTGCAATACAAGGATTGTATGCATCAAGCATTAGACCTGATACAAGCAACGCAAACAATTTAACATTGTTAGGTGCTGGCACTAGTATAGTGACTGTAACAGGAACAACGGATTATGAAAAACAAGTTTATCCGTATACCGGAAGTGATATTCAATTCAATCCATCTACTCCAAATAAATTAGGAACACCAACTGATGACGATGCCTTAGTTACTGTTAGACTACTTGAAGATTATGTTAAAGGTTTTACAGATTACAATTTCCAAACCAGTATTGATGCAGGAACAGGTACAGTAACTTCTGTAAAAACTTATGATTTTGAAGAGGATGCTTCTACAAGCAGAATTGAATTTACAGTTGACGGAACACTAGTAGGAACGTTTTTTGAAAATCGTTTAGATGTAGGTAGTTTAAGACTGAATGCTGGCACAATTACAACTCAAGATACAAACGGTGATGTAATTCTAGCAGGAAGTGGTAGCGGTAGTGTCAAGTTTGATACACCAGGTACCTTTAAAAAATTAACAGATCCTTCAGCACCAACAGATGGTGTGACATTGTACAGTAAAACACTTGCAGATGGCGGAACTGGTTTATATTTTGTAAACGAAGATACAACACAAGACGAGATAGCAAGTAGAAACAAAGCACTACTTTTTAGTATAATATTTTAAGAGGAACAGAAATGGCAATAGTTAACGCACAAATAAACAGCACTGACACAACATTAATAACTGTCCCTGCAACAAAAAAATATGCAATTACCACAGTCCTAGTTTGTAATAATCAAATAGACGACGGAAGCGGTGCTAATGATACAAGTTTTGATATGCACGTGATTCCAAACGGACAAAGTAAAGCAAACAGAAATTTGATATTGAATGATTTAAAAGTTGCAGCTGCAGATACTTTTACATTTAATGTTGAAAGACTTATTTTAGAAGCAGATGATAGGCTAGTGTTTGTTGGAGCAAACCCAACAAATTTAAGTTGCACAGTGAGTTATTTGGAAGTATAAATGGAATATTTTAAGAAACAGTCATTACATAAAAGATTGATTGGAGATCAAAGTGTTACTCTGACAGCAGATGGCGAAGTACTTATTGAACCAGCTGGCGGCAAAACGCGGATCAAAGGAGATCTAGTTGTTACAGGAAACACTAGTGGTCCTGAAGTTACAGACATACTCTATGTAACACAAGATGGTAATGACAACAACGATGGTAAAAGTTTAGGACCTGATG